CGTTGGAATGCCAGTACCGCAGGGTTGACATGGCCTTCCCGGCGATCTCCGGGAGTTCGGCAAGGCTGTTTAAGCCCGCCGCCTTGCACTGTTGGGATGGTGTCATTTGACCACCACTACCGGGAAGTCATCCCTCGGGATGTAGGTTTTCCACCCGGCATATCTTCCTTCTCTAGAGGTTCTTACAACTACCGGAAACCCTTCAGACCGAGGGGACTCGGCTACGATGGCCTCCCGCACTGTTGCGGGAACATCAGCCCAACAAATTCTTTGAATGTTCATTGTCTACTCTCCTTCCTGGCGCTTGACCCTATGTCTTGCGTCCATGGAGCAACAATAGCACAACTGTTGAGCGTTACAAACGGTACGATACGCAACTATATAGAATTCCGACGAACGGTAGCAAAATGATCAGGATTGTTTAAATGAGCATTATCCGCTCAGTAGTGCGGCCTATCGTCAGGTCGATAGTTAGGGGATTGACGCAAGGCATTGACGGGTTTAGCCCTCTAAATCTAGCGCCGACAGTCCTCTACGACTTCTACGACCGACTCTCGCTGTACACCGACAGCGCAGGAACAACCCAGACTCGCGCACCGGGAACAGGTGGAGTTGCTGGGGATTATTCTGTAGGCAAGGTAACTGACCAGACTGCGGGCACCCAGACCACCAGCACAGCTAAACCAGCGTTTAGTGCGCGGTATAACCTGCTGACGTACAGCGAGGATTTTAGTAATGCGGTTTGGGTTAAGCGGGGGTTTTCTGCCCCGACAACTGGCGAGACAGACCCTCTTGGTGGCAGTACCGCTGTATCTTTTCTGGAAAACAATGGTGATCCTAACCCTGCGATTTACCACTCCGCACCGGTAACGAGCACAGCTTCATCGATCGGAGTTTGGCTAAAGGCCAGTTCGCCAATTACGATTAGCCTGTCAACCAATGGCCAGGTATCACCGGGGACTATCAATGTGACACCGGATTGGCAGTTTTTTTCTGTCACGCAGTCTGTTTCAATTGTTATCCGTCCGCACATTGGTGGTTTCAGCACGATTATCAGATCGTCAGGCGTCAGGATTTTTGTTTGGCACCCTGACCTTCGCCACACCAGCACAGCAACTCTCCCAATCTACCAATCTATCACTGATGCTCTGACCTACGACACAGTAGGCTTCCCGCCCTATGTCGAGTTTGGGGTCGATGATGTGTTGCCAAATGCTGTCACTCTCCCAGCAATCACCGGAGATATTTGGATTGCGACGACTAGAGGGTTGTATGTCACCGCCCTGAGTTTTGCGGGCGGATCGTTTAGTTTTGGCCAGACAACGTACACAGGCGGAACGGCAGGGCTGCTAAGCACGATTGGTAATCAGATTATCGGCGTTGGCATTGTCGGATATACGCTGACCGCAGGGCAAAAGGCCCAATTGCTGGCGTACTACCAGACAAAAGGGTGTCAAGGGGTGCTGCTATGATCATTAAAGACCCAACCATCTATCTGCGCGAAAAATGGAGAGATTTTATGACTGCCCCGGAATTCGCGGCAGAGATAAAAGCGGATGACGAGGAGACACAAAGAGCTTCCGAATCGTACCGCAGAATGATTTTAGAGGGGGCAGAATGATCCTAACCCTAATCATTCTCAACCCCGGAAAATCTCTCTGTGATGCACTGTGCGAAACTCTTGCAGGCCCGTCAGGTGCAGGAATGTACCGCAGGCACGTAGGCACTGACGAGGGAGACACAGGCCGCATCGCTCATGGTGACATCAGCGATAATTTTGCTGCGTTGCTGCCGATCTATGATCCTGTTACTGATACAACTAGCCCCGGCAATCCCGCTGCAATCGCGTATCTAGCAGGACATGCAGGGACGACAGTCACTCAGGCTCAGGTCGAGGAAATGCTCAGTTACGCCACAATCACAACTGAGAGTCCAGAAACTGCACTGGCACGGATAGGGCTGCAACTATTGGAGGGTTTCGACGATGTGTAATCATTGCGATGCGAAGGTCAAATTGAGGCATTGCCTGGGAGCAATCCTGATTGTGTGTGGACTTGTAGGTTGTGCAACTGAGAAGGAGTGGAACGCCGCTCCATGGGACGTTTATGAATGCAAAAACGATGATACTACTTGGTGCATTGACCCTACTCCTGGGGTGCGCCAGTAACCCTACTCCAGTACGCAATCAGGCGGTAATCATATCCAATGTGGTTGATAGACTGCCTGACTACTGCGATCAAAATGGTTTCGGATGTACTAAAAACGTTGGGCCGGGAGTCTACGAGATATACATCCTCAAAGAATACTATCCCGAATGCGCAAAACACGAGTACCGCCACGTCCATGAGGGCAACTGGCACCCAGGCCGGAATACGACCGGTGACTGCTAAACCCCTGCCTCCGATTGAATACGAGGACAGGGACAAATTCAAGGCCGGACAGCCGGTCGATACTTGGCATAGATTGAAGAAATGAGCAGGCCAACAGACTACACCGAAGACGTAGGGTTAGCGATTTGCGAGAGGATTGCAGACGGCGAAAGTTTGCGGACGATATGTAGTGGTGACGATATGCCGGGCAGGACAACGGTATATCAGTGGCTGGAGGCTCAACCGACGTTTGCGAACCACTACGCGAGAGCGAGGATAGAGCAGGCCGACACACTGGCAGACGAGATTGTCACCATCGCGGATACTGCGACGGACGCGGGATTAGCTAGGTTGCAGATAGACGCCCGGAAGTGGGTTGCGGCAAAACTGAAGCCACTGAGCTATGGCGACAAAGTTACAACCGAGCATACAGGGACAATTGAGGTAAGGGCGGTTGAATACAAAATCGTTGACCCTGCACCCTGAAGTTGCACGGTGCTTTAAGCCGTTGCTGAAACCATCCCGATACAAGGGAGCGTGGGGTGGGAGGGGGTCTGGAAAATCGCACTTCTTCGCCGAGCAGATGGTTATCCGCGCTGCGGCAGGAATCGGGTTCCGTGGAATCTGTATTCGAGAGATTCAGAAGTCGCTCAAGGATTCGGCGAAAAAGCTGATTGAGGACAAGATTCAGGCTCTCGGGGTTGGTTCGCTGTTCGAGGTTCTCAAGGACGAGATCAAAACCCCAGGTGGAGGATTGATTATTTTCCAGGGGATGCAGGATCACACTGCTGAATCTGTCAAATCTCTTGATGGTTTTGATGTTGCATGGGTGGAGGAAGCACAATCGCTTTCTGCAACATCCCTCAATTTGCTGAGACCTACAATCCGAAAAGAAGGGTCTGAGCTGTGGTTTAGCTGGAACCCACGCCGCAAGTCTGATCCTGTAGATGCAATGCTTAGGGGCGAGAATATCCCCACTGCGGCAATTGTTATCAAGGCCAATCATGTGGATAACCCGTGGTTCCCGGCGGTGCTGATACAAGAGCGGCTTGATTGTCTGAGAAACCAGCCTGATCAGTACGACCATATCTGGGAGGGCGGGTATATCTCCGTTGCTGACGGCGCGTATTTTGCCCGTCATCTAGCTGAGGCTAGGTTGGAGAAGCGAATAGGCCGGGTGCCGAGAGATCCGTTCCTGCCGGTTAAGCTGTTCGTGGACGTTGGCGGAACTGGTGCAAAGTCCGACGCATTTGCGATCTGGGCGGCTCAGTTTGTTGGGCATGAAATACGAGTGCTGAACTATTACGAGGCGCAAGGCCAGGATTTTGGCTACCACCTGACTTGGCTCAGGACGCAACGCTACGGCGCAGGAGATGCGGAGGTTTATCTCCCGCACGACGGCGCAACACAGGACAAGGTTAACGCCGTTAGTTATGAGTCGGCATTCAAGCAGGTCGGCTATAAGGTCAAAGTGATCCCCAATCAAGGCCGTGGCGCTGCAAAAGCGAGAATCGACGAGGTAAGAAGGCTATTCCCGTCTATGTGGATAAACGAGGCCACCACCGAGCCAGGACTAGAAGCGCTGGGTTGGTATCACGAAAAGCGCGACGACCATCGGGACGTTGGCCTGGGGCCAGATCACGACTGGTCAAGCCATGCGGCAGACGCATTTGGTCTGATGGCGATTGCTCACAAACCGCCGTCCGCAACAAATCAACCAAAAATCAAATTCCAAATTCACAGACCCCGCGACAGAGCGGCAGGGTACTAACATGGCGACCAAAGAATACAATTTTACGACCAACACCACGGTTGACCTTGGGGTAATGGTAAACCCTGTCATTACCTGCACCGGAACATGGGGATCAGGAACGGTTGTCCTGAATGTCGATGGGGTCAGAATCAGCGATGCATATACTGCCAACTTTTACGGCGAGCTGATCGACACCAGCGGTAGGGCCATGAAGATTTCAGCCACGATGACCGGCGGAACGGCTCAAGACCTCGACTTAACCTGTATGTTCGTTCGTGAGCAGGGCAGGGCTGTTAGCTGATGCAGTTTCGCGACATTAAGGGCTTGCCTGCTGAAGAGTTGGAACTTCTGTTGTCTGGAATGTCCGACGAAGAGCGGGAGGAATATGCAGAGTCTGAGCGTTTGCACAAGGAAGAGATGGCCGCACGTCTTGATGGCCTTGGTCAAGCCATTGCCGAGCGTAGAGCGGAAGCCATTAAGGGCCGCACGATGTCAGGGATTGAGGACGAATGGCTGGAGGACGAGGAATATTACGAGGGCATAGACGACGCCAACCGCAACGACATGAAGGCGTGGACGCAAAAACCACCCGGCAGAGTGGCGGCAGACGGCGACGATACCAGCTCCAACATATTCCTGAACATCACCCGCCCGTATTGTGATGCCTCCGGCGCTTCTTTGGCCGACATGCTGTTGCCCACCGATGACCCTGGCGCTACGTTCTCGATTGATCCAACCCCCATTCCTACGCTGATCCCCTTCAAAAATGGCGAGATTCCGCAGGACATTAAAGACGACATCCTCTCGCAAGCGGGTGGCGATGCTGCGCTGGCGGCAGAGGCAGAGACAAAGTTGTTGGCAAAAGCCAATGACATGATGGCTCAGGCCCAAGACAAGGCCGACAAATCCTACAAAAGAATTATCGACTGGCATGTTGAGTGCCAGTATCACGCAGCAGTCCGAAAAGTGATTGAAGATGCTGCCAGGATAGGCACTGGCGTTCTCAAGGGGCCAATCCCTGCCAAGTGCAAGAAAGTGGCCTATGTAAATGGTGAGCTGATCATCAAGGAGGAGATCAAGCCGGTTTCTCGCCACATTGACTATCGCAATCTGTACCCAGATCCCGGCTGCGGCCAATCAATCCACAACGGCGGCTACATTTTTGAACGCGACGACATTACCGCAAAGCAATTGCGGGCGCTGATTGGCGTTGAGGGCTACAACGAAGAACAGATTTTAGGTGTATTGGAAGAAGGCCCAACCGAGGCGGGCAGAGAATTCAAGCCCGCTTCCGAGATGAAGCAGCGCGACACCAAAAACCTGTACGAGATATGGTACTTCTACGGCGAAGTTGACCGCGAAGACATGGAGGCCGCTGGCTGTGAGTGTGAAGACTCCAGCGTCCCGGCACAGATTGTCATGGTCAACAACCGCGTCATCAAGGCGACCATGAACCCACTGGATACCGGGGAATTCCCGTATGACGTGATGGTCTGGCAGCAACGCCGTGGTTTGTGGTGCGGGATTGGCGTAGCACGTCAGATCAGAACGCCGCAGCGCATGATCAACGGCGCTGGTCGCAACATGATGGACAACGCCGGTCTAGCCGGTGGGCCTATGTGGGCGTTTAACCAGGGCATTCTATCTCCAGTGGACGGTGTTGCGTCTATCGGCCCACGCAAGGGATGGGTAGCCAACGAGGACGCCGATCAGATCGACATCTCCCGCGCCTTTACCTATTTCAAGATGGATATGATGGTGGGCGAGCTGCAAGCCATTATCTATCTGGGCCTGAAAATGGCCGAAGACGTGACCGGCCTCCCCATGATTATGCAGGGCCAGATGGGGGCGCAGAAGCTTGAGACCTTGGGGCAAACCCAGATCCTCAACAACAACGCCAACATTGTAAGGCGACGGATTGCCCGCCTGTTCGATGACCTGATCACCGAGCCGCATGTGCGCCGGTACTATGCCTACCTCCTTCAGTACGGCAACGACGACGAGAAAGGCGACTTTGTTATCGACGCCAGGGGTTCAAGCAATCTCGTTGAGCGGATGGGAGACAAGCAGAAGGCCGATGAATATCTGAACCTTGCGGCCAATCCTGTTTACGGCATTGACCCCAAGAAGGCCATGAAAGAACGTCTGAGGGCTGACAAGCTCGATCCCAAAAACTGGGAGTACGACGACGACGAATGGAAAGAAATTGTCGCCAATCTGGCACAGCCGCAACAAGACCCGCGCCAAGCCATTGCTGAGATGAATGCTCAGATTCAGAAGATGAAAGAAGATGGATTGACCGCCAGGACGCAAATGGAGATTGAGAGCAAAGAGCGCATTGCCCAAATGGATGCAGAGATTGAGCAAGCCGTTACCGTGTTTGAAGGCGACCTCAAGAAGCAATTGGCCGAGATGGGATACAAAGGCGACAAGGATTTGCAATTCGACAAGCTGAAGACTGCGTTGAATACCAAGGTTATGGAGTTGACCACCACCAAGCAATTGGCCGGGGTAAGAGCGCCAGCAGATCAACTGCCTCGACCTCCGGTGGAACCGCCTCAACAGGCCAGACCAGGACAGTCATACCAACAGTAACCAAGTTTAAGCGTGGCCGCTTAAATGCAGGAAGATGCAGCCTGCTGACAAGCCGGGAAAGACCGGCACCGAACAACCTATAAGCCGCCTTCTGGCGGTTTTTTCATATCTGAGGGCATCATGATCCTAGACAAAAGCGGCAAGCCAATTCGAAAGGTTGAGGCCACAGCAAAGGCCGTTGTATTCAAGTCAAGCGACGGTGAAAGCTGGGAGCCTGTGCATGGTTACAGCGTACCGAAGTGCGTCACCGATCCTGAAGCAATGGGCTGGATGCTGGAAGGACAAATAATCGAAACAAACGAAAGCACCTTCTACCGGGCGGAGCTGATGCAGTGATCTTCACCGACCTAGACCGGCAAACCAAACTCTACGAAACCATCAAGGAATCGTTGAAAACTGAACTTGCCAAGATGAGGGAGAAAAACGACGTACAGAAATCCGAGATTGAAACTGCGTTCCTTCGCGGACGCATTGCCCAGATCAAGCAAATGCTCGATGACATGGGCGAAAAACAGATCATCCAACAAGCGCCTAGACGCAACCCCTACAATCTGTAAGGTAAAAACATGACCACCGAAGCGACCGAGCAACAAATTGAAGATGCTTTCTTGAAGGCTGCTGGCGAAATGCCCGCCGAGTCAAAAGAGGAAGAAGTTATTGAACAGCAGGAGCAAGAGGAACAACAACCTCAAGTCATCCAGCTAACGCCACAAGAATTGGAAGAACGAATCAAGGCGGCCAGGGAAGAGGCCGAGTTTAACTCAACCAAACGAATCCGCGACCTGTCTGGCGAAGTCGGCGCACTTCGGCAAAAGCTCGATCAACTGGCGACCGCGAAAGCCGCCACCAGTGAAGCTGGAGCCGATACCCCCACCAACCAGCAGATCAAAGAAGCCGCGCAGAGCCAATCCAAAATGGAAGCTCTGCGCGAAGACTTCCCCGAATGGGCTGACGCCTACGACGAGGAAAGAGCAAAAACCCAAGCAGAACTTGAAGCCATCAAAAAGACCGCCTCCGAAGCGCAGCAACGCGCCGACGCGACCGCCGAAGAGCTTCAGTTAACGAGGGTTTACCGCGCACTCGACCGCGCACTACCAACATGGGAGGACGAGATTCAGACACCGGCTTATGCCCAATGGCTGAACAAACAACCCCGCGAAATTCAAGAAGCCGCCAACCTTCCTATCCCTGATCCCGCTTCCGCCTCGTTTGTCATCAAGAAATATCTGAATGACACCGCGACCGAACGAGCAGAGAAAGAATCCGCCGCCACTGCGAAAAGCAAGCGCGACGACCGGCTTAATGCCGCCATCACCCCTACCGATGGCAAACCCACACTATCCCGCCGAGCTTTAACCGCAGAAGAAGCCTTTCAGGAGGCTGCGAAAAAGCACGGCTACGCTTAAAGGTAAATTATCATGGCTATGCAAGGTTACAACACAGTTGACCCCCGGATTGGTGCCCTCAAGGGCGAAATCCTTCCCCATGCCATTCCTGTAATGTGTCTGGGCATCACTGGCGATCAGAAGAAAGTCGGCAAGAATCAATCCGACACCATCATCTATCGCCGCTGGCTGCCCAAGGGTGGCGCTACCACCAACTCCACCACCATCAACCAATGGTCTGTTGACCCCGCTGCTCACCGCACTACTGAGGGCGTTACCCCAACAGCCGAAACCATGACCGCGCAGAACATCACCGTTCAGCTTGAGGAGTATGCCTGTCTGTACAGCTATTCCAGCAAGGTGGCGGAACTGTACGAAGACAAGATACCCACCGAGATGAAAACTCAGGTTGGCGAACGCATGGGCTTGCTCAAGGAAATGATTTCCTACGGCGTTCTCAAGGCGTGTACCAACAAGTTCTACGCTGGCGGCACCTCTCGCGCCACTGTGGACGAGGCTATCTCGCTGTCGATTCTCCGTCGCGCATCACGCTCCATTCAGGGCAATCGTGGCCAGCCTATCACTCAGATTTTGAGTGCTTCGGCATCGTACAACACGTCACCTGTTGAGGGTGGTTATGTTGTGTACTGCCACACCGACTGCGTGGCTGACGTTCGCAATCTGCCCGGCTTTATTGCCATGGCGGAATACGGTTCTCGCAAGCCCCTTCACCCGCGTGAATTTGGCTCCGTTGAGGACTTCCGTTTCATCTCATCTCCTGAGCTGGGCGAAATTGCGGATTCCGTCGCGGCTGTTG